CCTAAAAATATCCCCGGCGGGAGTTTTTCTACAGCTTTTTGACTTTCAACCGCCTCGAAAGCCACTCTAAACCCATCCGGAACTCGCTGAAAGGAGTACAGAAGCATGGGCAATCAGTCGCGGGTACCAACACCTGGGCCAACGAGACGATCAGCTCCAGCTACCACTCCCGAAGGTCGAGAGAACCAGTTGGTTTCGTTGGCCCACGACCTCGTGGAACAGCGGCTCATAGATGGTACGGCCTCGGCAACCGAGACTGTTCACTTCCTCAAGCTCGGATCGACTCGCGAACGACTCGAACAGCAAAGGCTCGAAGCGGAGGTTCAGCTTCAGCTCGCCAAGATCGAGTCTCTCGGCTCTCAGGCTCGTATGGAAGAGCTGACAGCTCAGGCGATCCACGCCATGAGGTCGTATCAGAGCGGAATCCCTGACGAGATCCAGCAAGACTATGAGGCGTAGGTCGTACTCGGAACTCCGAAGGATCGAAAGCTTCGAAGAACGCTTCGACTATCTTGCGCTTCGCGGTCAGGTCGGTGAAGCAACCTTCGGGTTCGACCGCTGGATGAACCAGGCCTTCTACACATCGAGAGAATGGCGGAACATTCGTCACCACGTCATCGTCCGAGACAACGGATGCGACATGGGGATCGAGGGTTACGACATTCACGATTCCGTCTACATCCATCACATGAACCCGATGACCGTAGCCGATATTGAGGAAGGGGATCCGAGCATCTTGGATCCCGAGTTCTTGATAGCGGTAACTCTTCGGACTCACAATGCCATTCACTTCGGCGACAAACGGCTACTACCCAAGCCGATAGTCGAACGTAAGCCTGGCGACACGAAACTCTGGTAAGGAAAGGCATCATGGCGACCATCGCTTACGACCAGTCCGTCGCTGACTTCATCGCCGCGCTCAGCGCGACCGGTCACGTCACCCACACGAAGTACAAGAAGACTTCTGTCACGTTCCACCACAACGGCGGCAACCTTACTCACGCCGGTGTCCTCTCCGTCTGGAAGACTCGTCCGGCTTCGGCCCACTTCGACGTCGATGCCCAGGGGCGAGTCGCTCAGTACGTCCAGGTCCAGGAGTACGCCTGGGCTGTCGGCAACCGCGGCGGCAACGAGTCCACCATATCCATCGAGATGGCTGACAAGACGTTCGCTCCCAAGTGGGAGGTCTCCGAGGTCACGTGGAAGGAAGCTGCTCGCCTCGCGGGCTGGCTGTTCGCTCACGTCATCAAGGCTGCCCCCACCAAGGACACCGTCCACTATCACCACGACTGGTCGGCGACTGCCTGCCCCGGTCCGTACATGGACTCGATCCGCAGCGATGTTCTCGCCGAGGTCAAGAAGTGGTACAAGTACTTCACCGACGACAAGAACGACGCTTCCCCCTCCTCCCCGCGCCCCTCCACCCCCGCTCCGAGGAAGTCCGTCCATCAGGTCGCTCTCGATGTCATCGACGGGGACTACGGAACCGGCGACACCCGCGTCAAGAAGTTGAAGGACGCCGGGTACGACCCGAAGGCCGTTCAGGCTGAGGTCAACCGTCTGCTCTCCAGCACCACCAAGCCGAAGCGCAAGTCCATCAACGAGATCGCGCACGAGGTCATCGACCAGAAGTGGGGGAACGGAGCGGACCGAGTCGCTCGCCTCACCAAGGCCGGATACAACGCCAACACCGTTCAGAAGGAAGTCAACCGACTCCTCAGCTGAGCCTGCCATATCTGAAGGGAGGTTTCCCACGTGGCTGACAGCATACTCACAAGCGTAAAGAAGGTCGTCGGTATTGCCGAAAGCGACACAAGCTTCGACACCGACATCGTCATGCATACCAACACTGTGTTCTCCGTGCTCACTCAGCTGGGCGTCGGGCCGACCGCCGGTTTCATGATCGAGGATGCTGGTCCCACGTGGGATGACTTCCTCGGCGTTCGGCAGACGGGACAGCTTCAAGCGGACGGGTCCGTTATCTACACGGATCAGCAACTGACCTCCGCTGACAAGCTGTTGAACATGGTCAAGACGTACGTCTACCTCAGGGTCCGACTCATATTCGACCCGCCTCAGACGTCGTTCGTCATCGAGTCCCTCAACAAGCAGATCGAGGAACTCGAAGTACGGATCAACATCGTGAGGGAGGGAGAGTCATGGGTCGATCCTATCCCCGCAGCGACGGCCACGTCTTCAACGACATGGTGGGATTGAAGCACGATTCGGCAGACAACAGAACCTCACTAGTCATCGTTGCTCTGCCGTCGGAGAACGATCCAGTACAGAAGGTGTCGAGCGAGAAAGCAGCTCACATGACTCTTCTGTATCTGGGAGAGCCAAACTTCGATCAGACCCGGATCGATCTTATTTCGGGCTTCGTCGAGCACGCGGCTTCCACTTTGTCTCCGTTCATGCTCGATGTCGAACGACGAGGCGAACTTGGCCCCGACAAGGCCGATGTGTTGTTCTTCGTCAAGAGGTACGCCAAGCGCATTGCGACGTTCAGGGACCAACTCCTTCAGAACGATCTCATATCGCAGGCCTACAACTCGATCGAGCAGTACCCCGAATGGACTCCTCATCTGACGCTCGGGTATCCCACGACGCCAGCACAGAAGAGCCCGAGCGAGGACTCTGGAATCTGGTACGTAAACTTCGATCGGATCTCATTGTGGACAGGAGACTCGACGGGGCCTACGTTTCAGCTTCTCCCGAATGACAGCGACATGGAGGTAGCTATGTCTCAGACCCAGCGAGGCCGCGCCTTCATCACAGGCGCCAGTCTCAACCACTACGGCGTAAAGGGAATGCACTGGGGTGTCCGTAAGGCGGAATCCTCCGGCGGGAGTTCTGCCCCGACCCCCAAGTCTGCTCCGAAGCCGAGAGTGTCTGCGGACGCCAAAGCAGTCGAGAACGCGTTCGGCAAGATCAACCGAGGCGGTACCGACGCCCTTTCGAATCACGAACTTCAGGGTCTCGTGACTCGTCTGAATCTCGAACAGCAATACGAGCGTCTAACTTCATCACCCAGTGCTCAGCAGAAGAACGCTCTCGACCAGGGTCACAGCGCCGTCAAGCAGATGCTCGGCATCGGTAAGACGATCAACGATGTGCACAAGTTCATGAACAGCCCTGCTGGTAAGGCCCTCAAGGGTGCTTTCGGAGTGGTAAAGGTCGGGGCAGCTGCCTACACCGGAGGAGCTTCGGGGGCCGCTGCCGCAGGGGCAAGTCTCGCCGTCCGCCGCATGTCCAACCACTACACGAACGTCGGAAGGTAGGAAGGAGGGTAGACGATGACCCTGTCGAACACGGCAACGCCGAAGTATTACGGTGAATTCCGTGACGCCGTTATTCGCGGCGAGATCCCCGTCAATCGAGAGATCTCTCTTGAGATGAACCGGATCGACGCACTCATCGCCAACCCGAACATCTACTACGATGACGGTCCGGTAGAGGGCTTTATTCTCTACTGCGAGAACGAGCTGACTCTGACTGACGGAGCAGATCTCCACCTCCTGCCTTCCTTCAAGGTTTGGGCCGAGCAGATATTTGGGTGGTACTTCTTCGTTGAACGGAGCGTCTACGAACCGAGCCCGGACAACCACGGCGGTAAGTACGTCACCAAAACGATCAGGAAGCGTCTGACGACCAAGCAGTATCTCATCGTTGCCCGAGGTGCCGCGAAGTCGATGTACGCCGAGTGCATCCAGAGTTATTTCCTGAACGTTGACACATCAACAACGCACCAGATCACAACGGCTCCAACCATGAAGCAAGCCGATGAGGTGATGTCACCCTTCCGCACTGCCATCACTCGGAGCCGAGGCCCCCTCTTCAAGTTTCTCACTGAGGGGTCGCTACAGAACACCACTGGGTCGAAAGCGAACCGCGTCAAACTTGCATCGACTAAGAAGGGTGTCGAGAATTTTTTGACAGGTTCATTGCTAGAGGTTCGCCCCATGTCGGTCAACAAGCTCCAGGGTCTCCGACCCAAGATCTCGACGATCGACGAATGGCTCTCTGGCGATATTCGTGAGGACGTCGTCGGTGCCATCGAACAGGGAGCCTCGAAGCTTGACGACTACTTGATCGTCGCTATTTCCTCCGAGGGAACCGTTCGAAACGGCAGTGGCGACACGATCAAGATGGAGCTCGCCGACATTCTCAAGGGCGAGTATCAGGCTCCCCACGTCTCAATCTGGCACTACAGACTGGACGAGCTTGAGGAGGTCGCCAATCCGGCCATGTGGCCTAAGGCGAACCCCAACCTCGGGAAGACGGTTACGTATGAAACCTATCAACTCGATGTTGAACGAGCCGAGAAAGCCCCGGCCTCTCGGAACGACATTCTGGCGAAGCGTTTCGGCATCCCGATGGAGGGTTACACGTACTTCTTCACTTACGAGGAGACGCTGCCTCATAATCGCCAAGAGTTCTGGCGGATGCCTTGTGCTATGGGCGCCGACCTTTCTCAAGGTGACGACTTCTGTGCATTCACATTCCTCTTTCCATTGCGAGATGGTTTCGGGATAAAGACCCGTAGCTACATCACTTCATTGACGTTGATGAAGCTCCCCGGCGCCATGCGTCAGAAGTATGATGAGTTTATTAATGAAGGAAGCTTGCATGTTCTTGAGGGCACAGTCCTCGACATGATGCAGGTATTTGATGACCTGGACGCCTTCATCCAGGAAAATGAGTATGACGTGCGCGCACTTGGTTTCGACCCCTACAATGCTAAGGAGTTCGTAAGCCGCTGGGAGGCGGAAAACGGCCCATTCTTCATTGAGAAGGTAATCCAGGGAGCCAAGACAGAATCAGTCCCGCTTGGGGAACTCAAGATTCTGAGTGAACAACGTTTGCTCTACTTTGATCAAGCGCTCATGACTTTCGCCATGGGTAACGCCATCACCATGGAAGACACGAACGGTAACCGGAAGCTCCTTAAGAAGCGACAGGATGCGAAGATAGACAACGTCGCCGCTCTGATGGATGCCTATGTCGCCTACAAGGCCAATAAGGAGGCCTTCGAGTGATACAGAAGAAACCTCCACTCGATGAACTTACCCATCACGGAGTAAAGGGTATGAAGTGGGGGGTTCGTAAGGCGAAAGCTGAACTCCCCATGCATCGAAACTATCGAGCCAAAAACCAGGCAGCCGACAAGTCGACCTTCGGACCTCGCGGCGTCAAGCGCATCAACAAAAGGATGCACAAGGGCCAGAGCTACAAGAAGGCCCTCACGATGGAGTACATTCACAACACGGCGAAGGCCACGATCGGGGCCGGTGCCATCGCAACCGCAACCCTCCTCCACAGCCACGGGGATCTTCTGTCGCAAGCCGTAGCCGTCAAGGCTCAGGCTAACCGTGGTCGTGCTCAAGCCGCTGCGACCATGGGACTTCCGAGCAAGCCCACCAACGGACCCTCCTACGCCAAGAAGTCTCGCGGTGGGGCCCACAAGATCACAAGCCTGTGAGGGAGGTGAAACATGAAGGTTGTGCCGGGAGTGAACCCCCCGTTGGAAGATCTGGTTCACTACGGCGTCAAGGGCATGCATTGGGGTATAAGGCGCAACAACGGTCCGACGGGTGTTTCTCGCGGAACCAATCGCCAAGCCCGAAACGACGCCAAGGAGTTCGCCCGCGCCAAGATGTTCTACGGCGAAGGTGCCGGTACTCGTCGGAAGCTGATCAAGGCAGCGGTCGAGGGTAAGAGCCGTAAGGATCCTGCATACAAGCGGGCCTTCGACCATCACCTCGCCAAGCAGGACATGTCCAAGCACGCCGAGAAGGCTCGAAGCGAACGCACGCGGAAGAACGTCAAGAAGAGCGCCGGTAGAGGAATCCGCGGAACTCGCCATATCCTCAACGGCAATTCTCAGTACGCATCCGCAGCTACTGCCATCGCAGTTGGCGGGGCTCTGTACGCCCACAAGGCGGGTATCGACAAGATCGTACTCGACAAGGGTAAGCAGGCATACAACAAGATCAAGGACCCTGAGGGCATGAAGAGGGCCCAGAACCTCCTTCGTGACATGGGCATCGGTTAGCGCCGAGCATATTCGAAGAGAGGAGGTGACACATGGCAAGCTTGATTACACGCATGAAGGAGGGTTTGAAACACGGCTGGAATCTCTTTACAGATCCCAGTTACGTCGAAGGACTTCAGTCGGGTTTCGGGTGGGGGTATTCCAGTCCGTCGGGTCGAAGTCGAGCGCGTTACTCGAACGAGCGATCAATCATCTCGTCGATCTACACCCGTTTGGCTATCGATGTCTCTGCTATCGATATTCGACACGTACAACTCGACAATGACGGTCGTTACCTAAACGATCGAGTTAGCGGTCTTCAGGACTGTCTGACCGTCGAAGCCAACATCGACCAAGGTGGGCGCCAATTCCGTCAGGACATAGCCCAAACCATTTTCGAAGAAGGCGTCGTCGCCATCGTACCGGTCGAAGCTGACATGAATCCGGCTGTTTCCGGTAGCTACAGCATCGACAGCATGCGAGTAGGGCGAATCGTAGATTGGTTCCCCCAGCATGTTCGGGTCAATCTTTACGATGAGCGAGATGGTCAGCGTAAGGACATCACGGTCCCCAAGTCGACCACGGCGATCGTTGAAAACCCTCTATATTCCGTGATGAACGAGCCGAATTCGACTCTTCAGCGGCTCATACGGAAGCTCAACATGCTGGATGCTGTTGACGAGCAGAGCAGCTCCGGCAAGCTGGACATGATCATTCAGCTTCCGTACGTGATCAAGTCCGAATCGCGAAGGCAGCAGGCAGAACAGCGTCGACAGGACATCGAATTCCAGCTGAAGGGTAGTCAGTACGGTATCGCCTATACGGATGGTACCGAGAAGATCACCCAGCTCAACCGACCGGCTGAGAACAATCTGCTCACGCAGATCGAGTATCTCACGAAGTTGCTCTACGCACAGCTGGGTCTTACGGAAGAGGTAATGAACGGCACGGCCGATGAGAAGGCCATGTTGAACTACTTCAACCGTACGATCGAACCTGTCATTCAGGCCATCGCGGAGGCCATGAAGCGCACCTTCTTGACCAAGACTGCTCGGACTCAGGGTCAGTCGATCATGTACTTCCGCGACCCGTTCAAACTCGTCCCGATGGAAGTCATCGCGGAGATCGCTGACAAGTTCACCCGCAACGAGATCGCTTCTTCCAACGATATTCGCCAGGCAATCGGTTGGCGACCTTCGAAGGACCCGAAGGCCGATCAGCTTGTGAACAGCAACATGCCCCAGCCTGGCGGACCACCCGTCGACGGTTCAACCAGTGCAACACCGGGCGACAGTG